CAGCTACCGTTAAAAGCGATAGCTGTTTTTTCTGTTGGTCTTAGAAATAACTCACGTATAAAAATGAGACTAAGTGATCAGCCTGTGGATCTAGACACGCTATTATTAGCAGGAATAAGCGACAAAGTAAGCCTCTGGCTATGGTCTCAGACTAAAGACGGTCAAAAAGGCATGAATAGGCCTGTTTCATTGGTAGATGTGATCACTAATACGAAACCAAAACGAAAAGACATAGTCGGATTTAGCTCTGGTGAGGACTTCACCAAGAAACGAAACGAACTTCTTGAAAATTCAAAGAAGGGAGGATAATTAATGGCAACAGAATTAGGACAAGCGTATGTACAAATAATGCCTTCTGCTAAGGGTATATCTGGCTCAATCCAGAAACAAATGGATCCAGAAGCGAAGTCGGCAGGCAAGAGCGCCGGCACTAAACTGGGCGCTAGTTTAAAAATAGCTGCAGTTGCTGCAGTCGCTGCTACAGGAGTAGCCCTGGGAAAAGTTATTTCGTCTTCACTCACAGAGGGCGCGAACCTACAGCAGTCTCTGGGTGGTATCGAAACGCTATTTAAAGATAGCGCCGACAAAGTTAAAGGTTATGCTAACGAAGCATATAAAACCACTGGCCTATCGGCAAATGACTATATGGAAAGCGTGACGAGCTTTAGTGCCAGCTTATTACAATCTATGGGCGGCGACACTGAAGCGGCCGCAGACAAGGCGAATATGGCTCTGGTAGATATGTCTGACAATGCCAATAAGATGGGATCTAGCATGGAGAGTATCCAGGATGCCTATCAAGGTTTTGCCAAACAAAACTACACGATGCTGGATAACCTGAAATTAGGTTATGGTGGAACAAAAGGCGAAATGGAGCGGCTGTTAGCTGATGCAACAAAATTAACGGGTGTTAAATATGACATCAGTAATTTGGATGATGTTTATAGCGCTATTCATGCTGTACAAGAAGAATTAGGAATAACCGGAACCACGGCAAAAGAATCAGCTGAAACATTTAGTGGATCTTTGGCGTCTATGAAAGCGGCGTTCTCAAACGTCTTGGGCGGCCTGGCTCTTGGCCAAGATATACAACCAGCACTCAAGGCTTTAGCGACTACGGTTTCTACGTTTCTGTTCAACAACTTCTTCCCAATGGTAAAGAACATTCTTAAGGCTTTGCCTGGAGCGTTTGTTACTTTCTTTCAAGCAGCAGCCCCGCAGTTTATCAAAGCAGGAACTGACTTATTAAACAGTTTAGGCATTGGAATATCTGGGGGCATGCCGGGTTTACTATCAAAAGTAATGACTACGGTAACCCCGATAATCAATACTTTTAAAACTGTCTTCGGTCAGCTTCCTGGATTATTTCAAACGATCGTAAGTGCAGTGACTCCAATCATTCAAAAAATCGTTACAGCATTTACTAAGCTAGACTTTAGCGGATTGCAATCTTTTATATCAGCTATTGTTCCGGCTGTCCAAAATGCTTTTAGTACGATGATGGCCATTGTTGGGCCGGCGATCGACAATGTAATTGCTTCGTTCGTAAAAATGTGGAATGCAATTCAACCGCTGTTATCTATATTAGCGGATGCGTTAATGCCAGTCCTGCAGGTTGTTGGAGCGTTCCTAGGCGGAGTGTTCAAAGGTATATTAATTGGTCTTTCCGCAACGTTTGATACCGTCACGACAGTGGTGGGTTACTTAACGCCAGTCATTGGATTTTTAGTCGAGAAATTCAAGGCTATCGTGCCGACATTGACGAAAGTTGCTGAATGGGTCGGAGTGGTCATTGGATTCTTTACTACTCTAGGCGGATCAGGAAACTCTCTCAAGTCGATATTAACCAACGCCTGGAAAAATATTAGATCAGTCATATCTTCGGCTGGATCAGGGATCTCTTCTGTTATCAATGTTATTAAATCAGTATTCAGAAGTGTCGGTAATGCCGGTGGCGGGCTCAGAGGAGTATTGAGTGCAGCGTGGAATGGCATTCGTGCGGTAATATCATCGGTCAGCGGTTCGATAAGAGGCGTTATCAACGCTATAAAATCAGTATTCAACGGCTTGAAAGGCTCAGGAAGTTCACTTAAAAGTGGAATCTCTGGATCATTTAATGGGATGAAAAGCATCATTTCTAGCGTTTCCGGTTCAATAAAACGGACTATAAACACAGTCAAAAAAGTATTTAACGGACTGAAAAATATTGATTTAAGCGGTGCTGGTTCAGCCATTATGAACGGTTTTTTAGGCGGGCTTAAGTCGGCTTATGAAGGTGTTAAAAACTTTGTAGGCGGTATTGGTGGTTGGATAGCAGAAAATAAAGGACCAATAGAATACGACAGAAAACTATTGATTCCAGCTGGTAATGCCATCATGGGTGGATTAGATAAGGGCTTACAGAAAAAGTTCAAGGATGTTAAAGACACTGTAGGTGGAATGGCTTCTGAAATACAGTCTAGATTTAACCCGGCCATTGATTACAATCAGGAACTGCCTGGCCTGGCCACAAATTCAGCTGTAAGTCGATCGGCCTTATCTGATTCTGATCGTTTTAGAAATACAGAGATTGATAAAAACGATAGACCTGTTTACTTGCAAGTTGACGGAAAAACATTTGCTCAGCTTACTGGTGATTACTACGGCGCTGAAGGTGGCACGCGTATTAGACGGATCGAGAGGAGGTTAGCGACATAATGGAGGGCATTAGGTTTTTAGATAAGCATTCTTATAATGATTTCGGCGTGACGCTAGCAGAAAGATCCATCGGCAACCCCGAGAAAGAAAAGATGAAGGTTAAAGTTACTTTCAGCAATATGGAATATGACTTTAGCCGCATTTATGGCAGTCAACCCTATTCACCAAGAGAATTAAAATATTCATTTAACTTATTTTCTGATGGGAGTAACTCTAACCAACGCATGAACAGTATGCGCACACGAATAATTAACTGGGTAATGAACTCGGATGGTAAACAAAAACTTTATGACGATGCTTTCCCTGGCTATTATTTCTTAGCAGAAGTCGAAGAAAAACCAGATTTTGATGATAATTATAACAGGGGAGTATTGACAGTAAAATTTAATGCCTATTCGTTTATGGAGTCAGAGTATCCAGAAGGGTCATTGCTGTGGGATACATTTAACTTTGATCAAGATGTGATGCAAAAGGTTGAGTTCACTATCGAAGGTGCAGACACTGTGACGTTGTATAACACTGGCACACCGGATGTCTTTCCAATAATTGAGGCATCAAGTGCTATGGAAATCAGCTTAAATGGTATAACTTACACTGTCAGCGCAGGTATTACAGAAAAAGCCGATATGCCATTAGTAAGTGGAGAGAACGAGTTAACGATTACTGGTAACGGTATGATTAAATTTGCCTTCTATAAGGAGATGATCTAATTGTATCAAGTTACTATTCATAACGGGATGGAAGAAACCGTCATACACAGCCCCAACGTAAATGATACAAAGTTAGAATCAGCTGTGATTAAAACGAAAATTAATGCCGTAGATGCGTTTGATCTAACGATGTATATGAACAATCCTGGGTATGGGAAGATGGAACCGTTCCAAACCTTGATTAAAGTAAAAAACACACTCACGAATGAATATGAGTTTGAAGGCAGAGTGTGGAAGCCATCAGACAATATGGAGGGGGACGGTCTCCACAGCAAGGCGTACATCTGTGAAGGAGAGTTAGCTTATCTGGAAGACTCTCAACAGCGGCATTTGGAATTTCGAGGAACGCCAAGTGATTTATTCCATACAATACTTAATTATCACAACTCCCAAGTAGAGGATTACAAAAAGTTTCAAGTTGGAGAAATAAACGTCACAAATTCCACCAACAATCTGTATGTATACCTCTCTGCTGAAGCAAGTACCTTCGATTCGATCGAGGAGAAACTTACAAATAAAATAGGTGGCGAACTTCGGATTCGAAAAGAAAACGGGGTTCGCTATTTAGATTTATTGCAGCGTGTTGGAGGAGTTAGAGATACTGAAATTAAGCTCTCTAAGAACTTGATTAGTATGAGCAGGGATGTAGATCCGACGGAAATCATCTCACGGCTTACACCTCTGGGTAAAAGGATTGAAAGTACGGATGAAACAGCCACAGATGCGAGTAAAGCGCGATTGACAATCGAGTCAGTTAATAATGGATTACCTTATATTGATCGACAAGATTTAATCGCTGCTTTTGGTATTCAAGGTGGGTCAGTTACTTGGGATGACATAACAATAGAAAGTAATTTATATAATGCTGGTGTAGACTGGTTGAACAATCAGAAAGTGTCGCTCAATCAATATAAAATAACAGCTGTTGATTTATCTATCATCGGTTTAGACATCGATAACTTCAAAACCGGCGATAGCTATCCAGTGATAAACCCTGTGATGGGCATTGATGAACGTCTACGCATAATTGCTACGAGCAAAGACCTGAACGAGCCACAGAATGGCTCTCTCACCATCGGCGACAAGTTTAAATCGCTATATGAGTATGAAAACGAGGCAAGAAAGTCAGCTCAGGACGTCAATGATCTCCAATATAAAGTGGAGAATTTATCATCAAAAAATGCAACGCTATCTCAATCTTTGACTGAAGCTCAGAATTCAGTTACTCAGCTAAAAACAGCTATCCAATATAACGACGACACCGGCATCAGTCTGGCATTGAGAGACATTGATGAAAAGTTGACAACGCTAGAAGGCGATATTAATAGCATCGGTTTAGCCACGCAAACATCTGACGGACTAATGAGCGCTCTGGATAAGACGAAGCTTGACGGCTTAGAAAATTATGATGTGGCAACGGAATTATCTGATGGATTAATGGCTGCAGCGGATAAAAAGAGTTTAAATAAAGTCATTACTGATGTCGGGGACAAGACCCTATTAACAACAACAGAAAATACAAATCTGGTCTTAGCCATCAATGAGCTAGCCGATAAAATAGCCGCATTAGAAGGTGGAGCAGTATGATACGACAGACAGAAAAGGTCATCACAGTAGATAGAACAGTGCAGGAAGACGTTGTGCTGAATAAAGAAGAGATTACGAAATATACAGTCGATAAGCGCAATCAGAGTATCGTGGTCGAAGTCAGATTGACCGGTGACGATACGTCGTTGGTTGACACAGAAACGCATCGGTTTTTCAGTAGCGCGTTCGTTAACGAACCCACAGAAAAAGAGTTATGGCAGTTGATAGATAAGAAAAGGAGTGGTAAGTAAGTGAGCATACAAAATGAATTAAACCAGATTAAGAACGCGGTGTATGGCGCAGATGTAAGAAATGCGATACACGACGGCGTGGAAAAAGGATACAACAAGGCCAGTCAAGCCGAATCGAACTCATTAGATATTAAGCAGACGTATGACGAGATACTGATGAATTGGAATAGTGACCCGAACAAAGATCCAGAGGTCATTGCAGCGCGTGGCGGACTTCCACAATTAGAAGATAGATTGAATGAAACTGACGCACAGTTGGCCGAAACTGCGAAGTCAGTTTATACAAAGTCAACAAACGTAACGAGACCGTTGGTGTCATTTTATTTAGACGATGGATACCAAGCCGATTATGATGTTGTACTGCCTAAATCATCCTCTTTAGGTATTCCATTAACTATATCCATTTACAACACGAGTCAGCTTGTAAATACACCAGAAAGATTAAACGAATTAGTTAATACTCATGGTTGGGAATTGCATGGACATTCTATGGATGGCGAATCTCTTAAAGGTTTATCATTGGATGAACAGAAGAACAGAATGAGGTTAAATAATGAGTTTTTCAAAGCTCGTGGGTATGATTTAGAAGGTGTTTGTTACCCTATTGGATTGACGGATGAAAATACGTTAAAGGCAGCTAGAGAATTTTATAAAGTTGCATTATCGTCTGATCCAGGAATCAACAACTCTCCAATCGACACTTATTACATTAATCGTTATATATCGGATGCTAACGTAATTAATGTTAAAGCACAAATTGATAAAATCAAAGCAGATGGTAAAGGTTGGATCGTGATATATACACACGCAGGACAGTTTGCAGCAGATCCAACCAAGAAAGATAATTTCTTTGAATTGATGGATTATGTGGTAGCACAAGGAATTGAAACAGTGACTGTTAAAGATGCCATGAAAGTTTACGCAAATACATTAGATATTGGGGATAAAAAATACAGTTCGGATATCTTGAAAGTTGGTGCTGATGGTTCAAGTGAGTTCACTAGTATTCCTATTATTGGTGATAAAAAGAATGCCACTATCAATAGCAGGTTAGGGACAGATTTTAAAGCAGGTTATATTTCTATTAACAGATTTACATCTGAAGCAAAATCTGATATTCCGTTTAGTTCAGGAATCGGAACTCTTTATACAGATAGACTTTTTGAAAATCGAGGTTTTACGGGCAGTTTGGCTAAACAGCGTTTTGAAGGATTTGACGGAACAGTTGTTGAAAGGGCATTTGGATATAGTGCTGTTTGGTCTGATTGGGTGACTGTTGGGAATTTTAATACAACAAAAA